TTAAACCTCCTCATATAAAAGCGTAAGCATTTCTTTTAATTCATCTATAGATATGTTTAAAACTTTACTTTCCATCACTACGACTGTAAGTTTTTCTTCAATAATTTTTAGACGTTGTTCTTTTAAAAGCGCCTTGTTTTGAGGGGTTACGAAGGAACCTTTTCCATGCACAGTTTCAATAAAACCTTCCTTTTCAAGTTCTTCATAAGCGCGTTTTGAAGTAATGACACTAATTTGTAATTCTTTTGCTAAACTGCGTATAGAAGGGAGCATCTCCCCTGCTTGAAGTATACCTTTTAAAATAAGATTTTTTATTTGTTTTGCAATTTGTTCATAGATTGGATCTTGTGATGTGTTGGAAACAATGATATTCATAGCATCCCTCTTTTAATTTAAAATTGTATATACTGTATATAATCGATATACACAGTATAATCGAATTTGGTTTTATTTGTCAATGTTTTTTTGAGAAAGCTATAAGAAGATTTAACAATAAAAGATATCATTAAGAAATTTTAGGATTTGATAAAACGAAGGGATTATTTTTAAAACAAAAAGTATAGAGCAGAAGAAAGGATATTTTTTTAAAACAAAAGATCGAACATGCGTTCGATTTGTGGTATAATTTTGTATAATCGTTAGTATAAACCATAAAATCTCCGGTAAAGTGCCGGAAGCGTGCCAATTTATTATAAATATATATATTATACTCTAAAATAAGAAAATGTATTCCATGAAATTGAATTAATTACAAATAATACTACTAAGTATATTTTAAATTGCTCATATATTTTCAAATCCTTAAGGAGGGTGAGGCTTTATGCATACGGAGAAAATAGAAAACATAAATAGCGATAATGAAAAAAAGGTGAACATGAAAAAAATTGAAATCATATTAAAAAATTTAAAACAATATGAAGCGAAGATAAAAGAAATTGAATTACAAATTGGAGATTTAAAAGACATGCAGTATTTAAGTCTAAAAGGAATAGATTATGAAAACTTTATAAAAACCAACAATCTATTTTCCAAAACAGAAGCACAAGTACTAAAAGATTTTGAAATACAAGATAAAATTGATTTGTTTGAATTTGAGAAAAGGCATATCGAACGGTTTCTAAAAAGAATTCATAATGCAATAGAGAGTTTAACAGATTTAGAAAAACAAATCATTCAAATGAAATATATGCAAAAAAAGATTTGGCGTTATATTACCTTTGAAATCAATATAGAGGAACGCCAATGTAGAGAAATAAAAAATAAAGCCATACACAAGATGTACAAGATGCTAAATAGAAATTGTTTACAGATTGAAGAAATTAATATGCCGCAAGAGTGCCGAAATTAAACCGATATTGAAGAAATTTCTATACTATACTTTATGATAAGAAAGCCTTCCAAAAACCGATCCATTCGTGGCGTCGCACGTTAAAAACGTAAAGATAGACAGGGAGATGATCATATGAATGAATTTATTCCAAGAAGCCGACTCAATCAAGTGATTCAACAAAGAAATACCTATAAAGAACAATTAGAACAAATACAAAAAGAGCTAAAAATTGCTCAAGAGAAATTGATGCTTGAAGAGGATAGCCTAACCTATTTGATGAAGATCCATCATTTACTAGGCTGTATGATTCAAAAAAAGATGATTAAGAATTTGTAAGCAAAGCTTATAAAAGTAGGATGTCAAAGGGGAGATGAAAATGACACTACTAGAAATAAAAAAATCTGTTTTAGGAAAGTTAAAGGAACATTTTCCTACATATCAAGCCTATGAAGATATTCAGGCACAAGGCTTTGATAGACCTGCATTTTTCATTCAAGTTTTACCCATATCAACAACGATGGAAGACAAATACCATCAAAGCAAACTTATAAAAATAGACATCCGCTATTTTTCAAAGAGCGAAACAATGGAAGAAAATCTAAAGATAGTAGAAAAACTACAACAAATCTTTCATACCGTTTTACTTGTACAGGATAGAAAATTTACAATCCAAGAAAGCAAAGTGAACATGATAGACAAAGTGTTAGATTTTTCTTTCCAAGTATATTTTATGGATATGATACAAGCGTATGACTATCAAGTGTATGAAGAGATGCAAAACCTAAACATGAAGGAGGAGATATAATGGGATTACCCAAAATTTCAATAGAGTTTCAAACAAAAGGGGTTACAGCAATCAAGAGAAGTGCTAGAGGCATTGTAGCATTGATATTAAAAGATGCTACAAAGAATTTTGAAACAAAGGTATACAAATCAATTGATGAATTACAGTCAGAGGATTGGACGCCTGAGAACAAGGGATATATTGAAAAAACATTCATGGGAACACCTAGTAAAATTATTGTTGAAAGAATTGGACAGGAGGAAGCTTATTCTGTTGCCCTTAAGCGATTAAAGAACCAAAAATGGAACTATTTAGCTGTTCCAAACATCGCACAAAAAGATGTACAAACAGTTGTTGATTGGATCAAAGGGGAAAGAAATAACAATAAGAAGACATTCAAAGCGATACTTCCAAATATTGTGGCAGATCATGAAGGGATCATTAATTTTGCTACAGAGGGGCTAAAGGTAGGAGAAGATACGTACAGTGCGAGTCAATATACTTGTAGAATCGCAGGAATCCTAGCAGGGCTTCCATTTACAAGAAGCGCCACTTACTATGCACTCAATGAAGTAGAAAGTATTATAGAATCAGAAAATCCAGATAAGGATATTGAAGATGGAAAACTGATACTAATCAATGATGGTGAAAAGATAAAAATCGGTAGAGGGGTAAACTCATTTACATCAACTACTGCAAAAAAGGGTGAAGAATTTAAAAAGATTAAGATTGTAGACGCGGTAGATTTGATGTTTGATGATATCAAAGATACATTTGCCAGTGCTTATGTTGGAAAAATCATCAATTCCTATGACAACAAAGTATTGTTCTTAGCAGCAATTAATGCATATTTTGAACAATTAGAAAGAGTGGATGTATTAGATCCTTCTTATGACAATAAGGCAGGAATCGATATAGACGGACAAAGACTATATCTTATGACAAAAGGTGTAGATGTAGAATCATTAAAAGAGCAAGAAATAAAAGAATACAATACAGGCAGCGAAGTGTTTATCCAAGCAAAAGTGAAGTTCTTAGATGCAATGGAAGACTTGACAATGCAAATATTTATGTAGGAGGGAAAAAATATGGCAAACAAAATACCTGGAAATAGAGTGATCAATGGAACATGGGGAGAAATCTGGTTAGATGGAGATAAGGTTAGCGAGCTTACAGGACTAGAAGCAAAAATCACGCTGAAAAAAGAAGATGTAAACATGTGCGGTGTTCTTGCAAAAGATACAAAAGTAACAGGATGGGAAGGAAAAGGAACGCTTAAGATGCACAAAGTAAACTCAAGAATGGCAATCAAATTAGGAGAAATGATCAAAAAAGGACAGGATTTAAGATTTACCATACTTTCAAAATTAGCTGATCCTGATACAATAGGCGGTCAATCAGAGAGAGTGGTATTAAAGGATGTCAGCTTTGATGATTTAACACTTACAAACTTTGAAGCAAAAGGATTAGGAAAGGTAGAATGTCCATTTACATTTACAGGATATGATTTTACGGATCTAATTCAACCAGAATAAGGAGGAGATTATGAATACATTAGACTTATTGCTACAACTCGATGAAAGCAAACTGAAAAAACCAAGTAAAGAAGTAGAAATCAAAAGATTATCAGCGCTTACGGACGAAAAAGTGATTTTTAAAGTAGAAGCCCTCACCCCTGATAAAATGGAAGAAATCCAAGAAATGGCCATGGATGAAAATATGGAAAATATCAATGCAGCGGAACTTCAGATCATGACAGTCGTGGAAGGTGTGAAAAGTCCAAGCTTTAAAACAAAGGAATTAATGGAAAAATTCCATACCTATACACCAAAGGACTTAATCAGAAAGCTTCTTCTTCCTGGTGAAATATTAACCCTATATAATATCATCGGAGAACTAAGTGGATTTGATGGTGGCGCGGTAGAAGAAATAAAAAACTAATCAACACAGATGGCTTCACAGAGATGCTTTACTACTACTGGAAAACAAAAGGCATCCGCCCATCTGTGATCTACAACATGCCAAGGGGAGAACTCATTCTCCTCATGGCGTTTTATGAAAAGGAAATAGAAGAGATAGAGAAAATGATGAAAGAACAATATGAAACATAAAAAGTACCTTTAGGGGTGCTTTTTATGTTTGGATTTTTAAGAAGGTGGTGAGTGAATGAAGAATGGAAATAAAGAAAATAAAAATACTATGCAAGAAGAAATAATGAAAGCTGTAGAGAATAATAAAAAGCAAAATGCTAAACTAGTACCTTATGATCCGAAAAAAATTAAAAGTAAAAATGATAATAATGATAATAATATATGGGGCAGATTAAAGAATATATCTGCGTATGCAGCTTATGGAGCAAGAACCTTTTTAAAAGGTGTTGTTAGTTATAAAACTTTTGATAAAACTCAAGAAATCAACTGGATAAAAGATGTTATTATTGAAGACGCTAAGGATTTAATAGGAGAATTAACTAAAAAAAATACAATGTTATCAGTTAAAAATTCAAAACGAAATAAAGCACCTGAAAAATCAATAAATAATAAAATCAAGAGCAATAATCAAAGAAACATACGAGAACAAAACAAAATAAATGTATCAAAAAATAGAATGAGTAAGCTAGATGCAGATAAACAAAAAATAGCGAATGAAATATCAGATTCAGAAGGAGGTTTATGGAGCCAATTTAGTAGAGTAGGTTCTAAACTATCAGATCCAAAAGAATGGAAAATGGCTTTTAATAGTAAAATAGATTCATTACTAGGGAAATCTCTTTTAAAAGAAGCTTCAGGTATGGAAAAAATAGATTCATTGAAAGATGTAGGAATTGCAGCAGGGAAGATTGGTAATAAAGTAAAAATGGGAGCATCGACAATGAAGCAAACACTTACATCAGGAAAAGTATTTTCTATGACAAAGAATGCATTAAAGCATCCTATAGAAGCTACAAAAGCTTTAGGCAAGTTAACATTAAAGCCTTTAAAACTACTTACTCAATTTTTAGGACCAATAAATACGCTTGCGAATGCAGATACGGTTATCAGAGATACAAGCAACTTTAAAAAGCTTTTAGCTGGTGCAGATATTGTGGGAGACTTTACACCGTTATCTCCTATTACGTCTTTAGCAAATACAGTATTACCTGCAATTTATGATGGATTAGACTCAAAAAAACAACAAAAGTTAGATAAATTTGCAGGTTATATAACCGATCCTGTAGGAAAAATGGGGGAAATGGCTGGAAAGATTTTTAGCGCAACACCAAATAACAATAACCGCAAATTACCAAATTCAAGAAAAACAAAGAGTACATATACAAGAACAAGAGATCCAAGGTTAAGAAATACGACGGTTACAAATTTATATAGCAGAAATAGTGTAAATATGCCAAAAGCTAAAAATTCAATAACTCCATCTCAATCTAAAGTCGATAGTACAAAAATAATCGGCCCTAGAATAGACAATTCTATAAAAAACCAAAACAAATATAACATCAATATCAATGGTATAAACAAATCAACCACAGAAATCATCAACGACCTAATTCCAAGACTTCAAGAATCCATGTCTAACCAACCCGCATACGCATAAAGGAGGTGTCCTATGGATATATTTATTTCAATCAACAACCGGGAACAGGTGATCAAACTCCCTGTTTTACCGAAAGAATTTAAGATACAGTCAGGCATGAAAAATGAAACCTTTGATACGATTGGTCAAGGAGAAATAAAGCTTATTGGGATGGAAAGTTTAAAAAGCATAGTGATCCAATCATTTTTTCCAAACAATGATTATCCTTTTTTAAGAGATCGAAGCTATAGAGGATGGCAATATGTAGAGATGATTGAGGCTTGGAAAGATCGAAGAGTGCCTATTCGATTGATTATTACTGATTCTCCAGAGGAATTGGTGAACATGGCTTGCACCATAGAAAGCTTTGAATACGGTAAACAAGATGGTACAGGAGATATTTACTATACGCTTACCCTTAGTGAATTCAAATTTATAAAATTAGCGCAAAAGGAGGTGTAGTATGTATCAAGTTTTAAACATTTCAAATAACATACAAATAGACATTACACCTTTAGTAGGCAGTATCAATTGGAGAAGCAATATCAATGAGTTAGGGCAGCAGCTAACCTTTGATATTGCTTTTAATGATGACAGATATTTTCCAGTAAACCCAGTGGACTTGGGAAATCTCATCATATTAAAGAACGAAGAGGAAATCCTTCGTGCTATCGTTGTATCCGAACAAAGAAATGGAAGAGGAAGGATTGAATATAGCTGCTTTGACTATGCTTTTTATCTCAATAAAAGCAAAGCCGTTTATCAGTTTAACAAAGTGAGAGGGAAAAAAGCCATTGAGACCATACTTAATGATTTTAAAGTATCTATTGGAAACATTGTACCTATTCCGATTATTACAAACAAAATATATAATAACTGGGTTGTGAGTGACATTATAAAAAATATTTTAGGCATGGATAAAGATATTACAAAAACCCAATACAGGATGGAAATGCGCCAAGGAAAGCTATATATAGAAAATCAAGAGGAGTTAATGATAAAAGGCACCTTTAGACTATCAGAAAATATACAGCCATATGATATTACCAGTGCCATTTCAAGTCCAAGCAGAAAACGATCCATAGAAGAGATGAAAAACAGCATACAAATTGTATCCGATGATCATGTGGTAGTGAATCTACCTAAAGATAAGTTGATTGAAAAATATGGATTATTACAGGAAGTAATTAGTGCAGAAAAAAAGGATATTGCTCAGGCAAAAAATATGGCAAAGAATAAGCTAGATGAACTAGCAAAAATATTTGAAGAAAATAGTATCGAAATGATTGGAAATGATCAGGTGCGAGCAGGAAGAACCATAGAAATCAAAGAACCTGTCACAGGAATGAATGGAAAATACCTTATAAAAGATGTAAACCATACTGTGAAAAATGGTATTCATAAAATGCAGCTAGGATTAGGGGTGATATGATGGATGGCATTAGTGAATTGGCAAAAATGTTTCGAGAAAGAGACAACAAAAACTATTTAGGACCACAAACAGGTATCGTAATCAGTCCACCACCAAATATTCAAGTAACCCTTGGAAAAAAGATTGTGCTAACAAAAGAACATTTAATCATTGCAGACCATGTATTAAAAGACTATCAAAGAGAATTAGAAATAAAGGGCAACATGCAAACCAGTGGAGAAGGTGGCTCAATTACCCTAAAGACTAGTTCAACACCTACAATCTATACGGTAGTGACTGGAAACGTTAGTGCCAATACGACCATTATTGGGTCTATGAAATACACAGACACACTAAAAACGGGCGATGAAGTCATATTAGTACCTGCTACGGATGAACAGACGTATTTTCTAATAGATAAGGCGGTGAGGCTATAATGTTTCCACAAGTAGCACAATTGCAAATAAAGACGAACAAAGATCAAGATTTGCCAAAGATGGGTAAATCTTTTTTATTTGACTTTGAAAAAGGAGAGTTTGTTATAAAAGATGGAAGATTGGTAGAGACAATAGGAAAAGATGCATTAAAGATATGGATTGAAAAAGTCCTGCGAACAGAAAAATACAGATACAAAGTCTATGAAAGAAAAGATAAAAATGAATATGGTGTTATCATAGAAGATCTTATTATAGGCAACAACTTTCCAAAGACATTTGTAGAAGCAGAATTAAGAAGAGAAATCACCCAAGCATTAACCAAACATCCCATGATTAGGTCTATTTCTCAATGGGAGATAAAAAGGAAACTTCCAGACATTACAATTTCCTTTAAAGTTAATTTGATAGATGGAGAGAGGCTTACGCAGGAGGTGATGTGGTGATGATAGAAGAGATCATGCAGAGGATGTTATCGAGCATAGATGATACCTATGATAAATCAGAAGGAAGCTTTTTTTATGATGCTACAAAACCCATTGCCATAGAATTATCAAAAGCTTATGGAGAACAAGAAAAGATACTAGATCAAGGCTTTGTAGAAACAGCTACAGGCATTTATTTAGACAAAAAAGTAGCAGAGCAGGGAATAGAACGAAAACCTCCTACAAAAGCAAGTACAACTGTTATCATAACAGGAGAAAAAGGAGCAATAATTCAAAAAGATATGGAAGTTGCAAGCGACACAGCTGTATTTCAAGTAAAAGAGGAGAATATGGTTGGAGATATTGGAGCTGTAGAGGTTTTGGTGGAATGTGAAAAATCAGGAACCATTGGCAATATAGGGATAGGGAAAATAAAATATTTTCCTGTAAGAGTACAAGGGCTTACCAGTGTGACCAATCCAAAAGCTGTAACCAATGGATATGATGGAGAAAGCGATGCATCATTAAGGCAACGGTACTATGACAAGGTCAGAAAACCTACCACATCAGGAAACAAGCATCACTATAGAAATTGGGCAAAGGGAGTTCCTGGTGTAGGAGATGCAAGAGTATTTCCAGCCAAAGGAAGTATCATCATAGGAGAGGAAGGAGTTCCAATAAAGGTTGGTAATGGAGTGGTAGAGGTAGTAATCATAGGGGAAGATATGCAGGCAGCAGATGAAAATCTAATCAATAAAGTACATGCATATATAGAGGAAAGAAGACCGATAGGTGCCACTGTAAATGTGATTTCAGCAAAAGAAATACCTATTGCTATAAAAGTTAATCTAAAGATTGATAAAGGAAACTACAAAGAAGATCAAGTACTAAAAAACATAGAAGAAAACATTAAAAAGTATTTAAAAGACACAGCTTATTTAGAAGGTTATGTGAGTTATGCAAAGATTGGAAATGCTGTTCTAAATGCAGAAGGTGTTTTAGATTATTTAAGCCTTGAAGTTTATGTAGAAGAAAACCTAAAGGAAGGAATCGTTGAAATTGGTGAAAAGCAAGTGGCAGTGTTAAAGGAACAAGGGGGTGTGATATGCATCAAAAACTAATGAAATATCTCCCTAGCTATTATAGAAAGAGTAAGGTTATGAAAAACCTTACACAGTCGCAAGAGGAAGAACTGCAAGAGCTCATCAAGAAGATTGGAGAGAAGATCAATCAGTTTTATATAGATACAGCTGATCACAGCCTTGAAAGATGGGAAAAGGATTTAGGTATCTCTATAAGCAATGAAAAGAATCTTGAATTTAGAAGAAGCGTTATCAAATCAAAGCTAAGAGGTATCGGAACAGTTACAGCAAATCTTCTAGAGAATGTTGCCCAAAGTTATGAAAAAGGGGATATTGAAGTAAAAGAAGATAACAAATACAAAAAATTTATCATCAGATTTATTGATACCCTAGGAGCACCCCCAAACCTTGAAGATTTAAAAAACGCCATTGAAGAAATAAAACCAGCACATCTCATTGTAGATTATCAATTTAAGTATCTGATCATCAATGAAGTACAAAAATTAACAATTGGTGAAATACAACAAAGACCATTAACAGACTTTTCACCATTTGTTCCAATCATTTAGGAGGTGACAAAATGTCAAATAATACACAAAATCTAAAGTTATATAAAGCCGATCCTAAAACAGATGGCAATGAATATTTTGATATAGAAAAAATGTTGAATAAAAATTGGGATACAATCGATCAAGCAGTAGAAGAAGATAGGAGTAGAATAACAAAAATAGAGGAAGATATTCACATACCAGATTATAAAATAGTTGGACCTACAACTAAGTCGATTATTGATGTTGGTGGGAACTGCGTTAAAGGGCAAGTTAGTCCGAAGATAGATGGGGTTACTAGAACAAATTTAGTACCAAATTTTGATAGTGGAAAGTGGAATTTACATGCAAACGTAACAGTAAATAGTCCTACTAAAGTTACATTAAATGCTACTGCAATCGGTCAAGTTTCAAAATTAATAAACATACCTGTTAAGCCTAATCAGAAATACACAATAAGCGTGAAAAACTCATTAACTGCAAATGCGAGGGTAAGAGTATATGAAAATGGAGTAAGCAATTTTGCTTTATATGATGGTGAATTGTACCGAACATTTACAACAGGCAGTACAACGCAATATATTGAAATTTGGTTGGATAATGTTGCAACAGGTACTTTTGTTTTTGAAGAAATACTTTTAGAAGAAACCGACACAGTCAAACCGTTCATTATCGGCACTAAATCTACAGTTTGCTCGTTTAGGAATATGTCACATGGTAAGAACTTAGCAAATGAATCTGGAATAAAAGTTACCTCAACATATGAACCAGTTACATGGAATGGTGAAAAACTTATATTTGACAATAGAGACAATACTGGATCTAGAGCAAGAGGATATATGCCAGTTTATCTTCAAAATGGAAAACAATATATAGTAAAAAAATATAATGAGTTGATAATAACTGGATCAGCAATTTTAATGAGTATAGCTGTGCTTCGTGAAGGTGTAACAGAGAAACAAATATATGATAATGTTGCTTTTAATTGGGATAAACCTACAGGGTTATACGGACTTGATATGTTTAGTAATTACGGTAGTTTGCAACAAATAGAAGTCAATGTAGTATTTAATGAAGGTAATACGGCAATAGATTATGAGAAATATACGGAATCCAACCAATACATTCAAAAAATCAATCCATCTACAGGCGAAATCGAAACAATGAACGCTATATATGACAGTAACGGTCAAGTAGTCGCTAAAGATGAAGTTATCGAGGAAAAATTGTATAAGAGGACAGGAAAAATTATTTTAAATAGTAATCAAAATTGGGCTTCTGCTTCTAGTATAAATACTAATTCATTCGCACTACAAACGACTTTACAAAATGTAGATTTTAGTAAAAATATTGTAAATATAAATGGCACTCAATTTATCAGAAAAGGTATCGTAAATTCAGACATTCCTTATACATTTGATTTCCTTTCAAGTGGATATATATGGATTCGTGTTCCAATTACAACTGGAATTTTATCTGATGCAATTACATGGCTTAATAATAATTCACCAGTCCTAATTTATCAGTTAGCGCAGCCCCAAATATACCAAAACGGTGAAGAAGGTTTTTCTATTACCGGTAGCCTTGAAAATTATGGAGAAGGAACCACTATTATTATGGAACCTTATTTAAGGAAGTCTTATTTTGCTACAGAAACTAGTATCATACTAGATTATCCAATAGAATTTATAGACAAATTACAAAAGCTAGATGATGGTGTATGGAAAGATGTAGAAGGGGTATTGTCTAGTAATGGAAAAATGATTACAGGACTTGAAGCAGGAAGATATATTGTAGAGGGTGTCATTCGATCAGCTTATCATGCTGGGCAAGAAATAGTTTTATCAGTGCCAATGGATGTTGCAGGAGAAGTTGAAAGTATTGGAAAATTATCCAATCAAAATGCAGATATACTAAAGGACTATATGCTTCAAACAGATGCACATTTATTCAACATGGAAATGCGTTTATTGATACTAGAAAAATAAAAGGGAGTGATTTTATGTATCTTTACAAATTAGCAAAAAGAATTATTGAGATGAAAAATCCACATGTAGATTTGAATGAATTAGCCATCTTTGTCATGGGATTATTTACAGAAGAGAAACTTTCAAAACAGCAGTACGATGAATTGATGAATATGATCAAACCAGAAGTGTCGCCTGTAGCATAGGTGTTATTTTTATTTATTTTTTACTTGGAGGTGAAACGCAATGATAGAGAATAGAGAAACCATACAAAATCGAATGTTAAATAGTGTATCAGAGCTTTATGACAAATCACAAGGTTCTTTTTTTTATGATGCATTAAAACCTGTTGCAATAGAAATAGAGAATATGGAAAAATCAATAGAAACAGTAACAAAAAAATTAATGATGAAAAATCTAAAAGATTTAGAGCTAGAACAAAGAATCCATGAAAGAACAGGGATTAAAAGAAAACCTGCAACAAAAGCAGCAGGATATGTGACCATCACAGGAACAAAAGGAGCCAAAGTAAATGAGAATGACTTGATTGCAAGTGATACCGTAAATTTTATCATCAAAGAAAATAAAACCATTGATGATACTGGGCATGTAGATGTTTTGGTAGTGTGTGAAAGCTATGGTGTCATAGGTAATGTGCCAGCAGGATCAATTCAATATTTTCCTGTTACGCTTGCAGGATTAAAAAGTGCTACAAATAAAGAAGCTTTTAAAAGTGGATATGATGCTGAAATGGATGAAGAACTTTTACAAAGGTATTATGAAAGGATACAGACTCCTGCAACATCAGGAAACAAGTATCATTATCGAAATTGGGCAAAGGAAGTAACTGGGGTGGGAGACGTGAAAGTTATTTCTCTACCAGAGGATAAGCCCAATACAGTAAAGGTGATTATTATTGATTCCAATAAAAAACCAGCAAATCCTAATTTGGTGGAAAAAGTGCAAAACTATATTGACCCCAAAATTGATTCAGAAGAGAAAGTTATATGGGGGTGTGGAGAAGGAAAAGCACCTATTGGGGCATTTTGTACTGTTGTGAGTGCAAATCCTGTAATATTAGATATTTCTTTTACACTAGAAGAAAAAGACCCTTCTGTACCAAATGATATCATGAAAAAGGATATAGAAGATAATATTACTGCTTATTTGAGACAAATTGCATTTAGAGAAAATAAGGTAAGCTATAACAAAATCACAAGTATTATTTTGGATTCAAAAGGAATTGTTGATTTTTCTGAGTTCACCATTAATGGACAGAAGAAAAATATCCCTATAGGCAATGCAGATGTGCCTGTGCTAGGAGGGGTGAACATTGATTAGCCAAAGAATGCTGAAAGCTTTACCTTTTTATGAACAAAAATCAAAAATATTTCAAAGTTTGTTGGATATACAAGGACAGGAGCTAGATGAAAAAGCATTAACGATAGAAGATTTAAAAAAACAATTATCAATAGATACTGCTATATGGGCACTTAGTATATATGAGCAGGAATTAGGGATTATAACGGATCTTTATCGAAGTTATGAAGACCGAAGAAGTACCATTAAGTCTAAGTGGAGAGGTACAGGAAAGGTAGACCGCGATTTAATCAAGTTGGTATCAGATGCATATACAAATGGAGATGTGAAAGTGACTTTTGATGGAAAAATCAATATTGAGTTTATCAGTATCTATGGCACACCACCTAATATAGCTGATTTACAGAATGCATTAGAAGACATCAAGCCAGCACATTTGGGAATTGCATATATTTTTAATTATCTTATTTGGAATGAGTTTGATCGTTATAACAAAACTTGGGATCAGTGGGATGGATTAAATCTTATTTGGGATGAATTTGAAATACACAAGGAGGGATTATAAATGCCAAGTAAAAACAAAACAGAGTATCTAGGACTTAACCAGTGGCAGGGAAATGAATATCCAAAGAGACAGGATTTTGTGGAGGATAATGAAAAGATTGATGGTGTAATAAAGTGTTTAGCTGAAGGAACTGTTTTAAATGAAAATTTAGAAACAGGGAATAAAGCATATGTGGGAGCGATTAATGAAGTAAATAGAAAAGTTGTGTCACATTTGGCTGAAACTGTGAAAAAAGCAGGAGATGTGATGAGTGGTAATTTAGATGTACCAAGTTTAACTGTGAATAACTGGACAATAGAAAAAAGTATTAATTTCAATTTTACCGACCAGGCTAATCAGCAGGAAGTTGAAATAGAATTTAGTGGTATATTTACTGGAAGGTTAGAAATTACACTATCAAGTGGATGGAACGCAAACATTGCTGTTGGGGCTATTGTTAAGAGGTTTGATATTTCAGTAGGTAACGGAACAATATTCGCACAAAAAAGTAAATATGCAAGTTTATCATCTCATACTAGATCGTTATTTAATATATCAGATATATATGTAAAAGATACAGGAAAATGGGCTTGTAGGATTGTCAAGGCTGCAAATTCTTTGAATTCTGTGTCTATAAATCTAAAAGCATATAGTAACTCGGGCACTTCAATAGCAACAATAAAGAACAGTGGCACGGCAAATTTAGTTGCAGCTACATCAAACTTTAGTCCAGCAGTAGATTTAAATGCAGTAGTGGAATATGGTAGTAATTCGAATGGTGAATATATCAGGTATGATAATGGTCTTCAGATATGTCATTCTTCTAGGGTAGCTAACTTTGAAATAACAGACCTTCAATCTTTTCCTTATCCCGCAACATTTATTGGTGGAGGAGTGAAAGGATCACATTCTTTTGAAAGTCCTATAACAGCGGGACAATATGAACAATATGGAAATTCTGCGCTGATTACAACAGGGACACATTGGCAAATAAAATTTGATAGAACAATAACAATGGGATCAAACGTTAGAAGTGTGTTCTTAACGGCGATAGGAAGGTGGAAGTGATGAGAATTCTGTATAGTCCACAAAGAAATGAGGAAATTTTGGAATATTCTTTTAAAGGTGAAAATGTAACGGTGGTTCATAAAATACCGATTAAAGAAGTAGAAGGTGAAATGACTTATAAAGAACAGTCGGATACCTTTAATTTTATAAATGTAGGTGATGGTATACTGCAAGATATTGAAACAATCCTACCAATTAACCCTATATTAAGTGCAGAAAGAAAAAATGGAGTTTTGAATGTAATATTGCTTAATTATATAGGAGAGGATGCAATATACGAAGAAAGATTTCCAACTTGGCAGGAGGTGTCGTAATGGCAAAAATAACATGGAAATCGAAACAACAAATTGAAGATGAAAAAACATTGGAAAGCATCAAACCTACAGAGGAAGAAATAAAAAAAGCAGAAATTGAAATACAGATATTAAATCTTTTAGGGGAGGTTGGATTAATATGACATTAGTACAACAAAGATTGGTAAATGCTTATGCAATATTATTATTAGCAAATAGAATGCAATTAGAGAATATTCCAACTACAGAAGTGGCTTTACAAGATGGTACAAAGTCTACTATTAGGCAAGAAGCAGAAGTAAGAAAAGCAGAAATTGAAATAGAAAGATTAACGCAATAGGAAAATATCACGACACAAATAATATTCAACCTACCATGAACTATTAACGGTGTTATTTTTTATTCAAAACCACACGAAATCTATAAAAACAAAAAAGGAAGATGCCAATGGATCTAAAAATTAGTTTAAACATGCTCATTGCAGGCTTAGGTACTGCAATGAGTGTATTGATTGGAGAGTGGAATAGTATTATAAATATCTTAGTAATATTGATTGTAACAGACTATGTAACAGGATTGATGAAAGGATTTAAAAATAAAGAAGTATCTAGTGAAATAGGACACAAGGGGCTGCTAAAGAAGGCGGCTATTTTTATTGTCATTATATTGGCGCATCAGATGGATTTGGTAGCGGCAGGGGGAAATCATGGTTTTAGAACAATGACGATTTATTTTTATATAGCCAATGAAGGGATATCTATTGCAGAGAATCTTGCTGTTTTGGGAGTGCCTTTACCTGGATTTATTGTGAAGGTGTTAAAGAAAATGAAGGAAGAGAATAATGAAATGGAGGGATGATATGTTTAAGATTGTGACGGATATAAATGTATCAAAAAATTTTAAACTCTCTGAGTTTGTTTGTAAGGAAGGAAAAAATGAGGCGTTATATGATTGTAGGCTGATAATGATGCTTCAAGAAATGAGAGAGAAGATCGGTAGACCCATTATTATAAACTCTGGATACCGTTCACCTGCATATAATAAGAAAATCAATGGTTCTCCAAAGAGTCAGCATATATTGGGAAAAGCTGCTGATATTCGAATCGTTGGATTTTCACCTGAGGAGATTGCAAAGCTTGCAGTGAAGATGGGATTTACGGGAATAGGTATTTATGATACTTTCACGCATGTTGATGTAAGAGACAATCCACACCCAAGAGGATATGCTTATTGGGACATGAGATAG